ATTCGCAGGTGGATATGTTGACCATGTATTAAGAGTAGCTAAATGTGCTGAAACATTATATAATACATGGAAAAGTATGGGCGCAGATATGTCTGGCTATACATTGAATGAATTGTTATTTGCTGCATATCATCACGACTTAGGTAAAGTAGGCTTTCCTGGAGAAGGTAATGAAAACTATATTCCTAATGATTCAGAATGGCATAGAAAAAATCAAGGCAAGATTTATACGCATAATCCTAAATTGCCATTTTCATTAGTACCAGATTTATCAATTTATTTATTGCAAAGTTATAACGTTCCTATCTCTTGGAATGAATTTTTAGCAATACGTATTCATGACGGTATGTATGATGATGCGAATAAAGCATATTTCTTATCACGTAGTAAGGATGCGAAATTACGTACTAATATGCAAGTGATATTGCATCATGCGGACCACATGGCTGCAATGATTGAGTATGACAAAGTAAAAACCGATACTAATATTTCGGTAACACCCACCAATACTAGCATAAGCAAGAAACATAGATTACAGAAATTAGAAAGTGTAGCATCGAATCCAGCACAACCTGCCCCGGATAAAGATTTAACATCGATGTTTACCGAATTATTTGGAGATTAATATGATTATAGTTATAATATTGTTGGTAATTTTATTAGGCATTAGTGCATATGTAAATTACAATACTTTAAAAAAATTAGAAACGCAAGAAGATTATATCAAAGAGTTGGAAGAAACTCTAATTGGATTTGATGCATTCGTAATAAAATTGTATCAAAAAGCCAAGAATGGTTTAATAGCTGCACGTACGGCGGACCAATTAGGTTCGTTTGAATCGGATGACGAAACGGGAGCAATTTTTACTAGTTTAAAAGATATTATCGAAGATTTAAACAAGGAATTCGAATGGCAAGAAAACGAAGCGGAAATAAATTCTACTTCACGCACGAGACGGAACAAGCAATAATTGAATTTAATTCATGTGACGACCCGCATCGTAGAAATAGAATTTATAACGAACATATAAAAGTAGCATTTGAAAAGTTAGTAGAAAGTATCTATCATACATTTAAGTTTTACTATATCGATATGCCTGTTGAGGATATAAAAAACGAGGCAATTGCTTTATTAAACGAAAAGATACATAAGTTTACAAGTACTAACGGTAAAGCATATAGTTATTTTACTCGTATTACTATTAATCATTTTATTCAAAAGAATAAAGATGCATATACAAAACTTAAACAATATGAACAGCCGGAAGCTATTGACGAAAATCGTAATGTAATCGGCGAGGTAGTATATTCAGACTATCAAGAGTCATTACGAGATTTTACGGACCAGTTTGTAGAACACTATGATAAAAATCTAAATCGTATTTTTAATAATAAAAAGGATATTGTAGTAGCTGATAGCGTAATAGAATTATTTCGTATACGTGAGAATATTGAAATCTTTAATAAAAAGGCTTTATATATTTTAATACGTGAACGTACTGGTTTAGAAACTCAAAACATTACTAAGGTAATAAATGTAATTAAAAGAGACTTTATGACAAAGTTTCAACATTATCAAAAGACGGGAGTTTTCCAAGCATTTTAAAACTTTATATTTATATTAAAAGAATATGAATACAGAGTTTGAATTATTCAAAGGCAAATCTTTTTCAGATTTAATGTCTGACATATACCATAATTCCAAAAAGAAAGAACGTCAGATAAATACATTGATACAGGAGTTACAGCCGCTAATTAAAAATATAAGCGATGCAACTGTAATTGTACCTTTAATAAAAGAGTACTTAGAAGTAAGTGTTAAGAACGATGAGCATTTAGTAAAATTAGCAGCTATCGTTCAACGTTTAGTATCGGCTGGTAATAGAACAAATGAAGACGGTTCTACAAACGAATTTGGTTTGTCAGAAGAAGAAAAAGCAGCTTTATTAAAAGAGGCAGAAGCTACTTTAAAGGATATACAAAAGGAGCAGGATGCTACAGTTAGCAGAAGTTAAAGATACAAAAATTGCATTTAAGCCATTTACAGATGAATTTGAAAATGAATGGCCTTTGGGTACTATACGTATCCAAGTTTCAGCTGGTTCGAAAGACAGAGCAGTTTTCGAATATGCAGCGCCATTTTCATTTTGCAGACGTATTCCATTAATAGGCGAACAAATTTTAGTATTTAAAGCTCCTAGCTTCTTTTCGTTAGGTGGATTAGCTAACGATTCTATTTTTTATTATATAGACCCAATTGCGATACAAGGTAGCGTTAATTATAACATATTACCAGATAATAATGTATCGTACATACAGCCTAGCGCTAATTACACTAAGGCCGTTGCTCCAACAGTAACAACTAATACTGTATTTAAGCCTGGAGCTAACTTCAAAGAACAAAACATTAAACAATTACAGCCATATGAAGGCGAAACGTTAGTTGAGGGACGTTTTGGTAATAGTATACGAATTGGTACTACATATACTAATTATGGTACAACTTACCAAGTAAATCCTACGTATAAAACAACTCAAGACGGGTCGCCTATTTTGATACTACGTAATGGAACTAGTACGGCAGGAGCCGGCAAAACGTATGTAGTTGAAGACATCGAAAAGGATAAAAGTTCTATTTATTTAACAAGCAATCAAACGTTAAATGCATTTAAAGGCGCACAAAGCAAAGTAGGAATCGGTGTTAAATTGTTATCACAATTTAAAGACCCACAAATTGCACTATCATCTGATAGAATAGTATTAAATGCAAAACGCGATAACATTATATTAGTATCTAAAACTGATGTAGTAGTTGCAACGCCTAAATGGCAGATGCAATTAGACAAGTTATTTACATTAATGGAAACGTTTATAAATGAAGTTAATAAAGTATTATCCGGCCAACAACCTTTACCGACAGGTGTAGGTCCAACTGGTCCAGCTCCGAACGTAGCACAATTACAAAAAGTATTAAGTGAGTTAAAAACGATGAAACAATAATGCCTGCAAATTGGTCTACATTACAAACACAATTAACATCGTATTTCGATAACAATCAAGTATCGAAAACAGAACGCGATTCGGCACAGTTTATCGCAAATAGCTATTACACATCGGTTTTATCAGCTAATATAGTTACTATACCAGGTTCAGTTTTAGTAGCACCGGCAGCTCCAAGTTTAATAGCTAACGGATTTGAAAATACATTTCGAATAATAAAAACTAAAGGTAGCATGCCCTCCGCTGCAGATTATTCACCCGCAGCTGTTGGTATTGTACAATTTTGGTTAGCTAGTAGATGGGCGCCATTACCACCGCCGCCAGGTTATGTAGGTCCGATAACCGGAAATCAAACAATATCGGGTGGTAGTCCTGCTCCGTTAAATTATGATATATGGAATGCATTTAATAATAATATACCTGGTAAAGTTGGCGCGGTAATTGCTACTAAATTAGTTGCAGCGTTCACTGCACATTTAACATTAGTTCAAGGAATTTACGTAGGTTTGATACCAAGTCCAACCGGACCAATACCTGGACCACCATTTCCATGGCTAGGAGTAGCCTAATTTTAAATTACAAATAATTATATTAAAGAATCAATATGGACACTACAAAATTTTTAACATTAATAAAAAAAGCGGTACGTGAAGTAGTTAGAGAAGAAGTAAAACTAGCATTGCGTGAAGAAATGGTAATATTACGTGAAAGTTTACGTAATGCACCCCAAGCTCCGATTGTAGAACGTAAAGAAACTAAAACAACATTTACGCAACCTACAACGCAAAAGAAAGCTACAGTAGAAAAGAAAACATTTGTTAAGAATCCATTACTTAACGATTTGTTAAACGAGTCTACACCATTTGGTAGAGATTCATATACAGAAACTCCGTTTTCATTTACAAGTAATGATATAATGAGTTTCGGCGCAGAACATGCAATGCCACATCAACAAGCTGCGTTAGTAGATATTGAAGGTAACGCGGTACCAGTAACGAATGAAGCAACTGAAGCAGTTGTTAACGCAATTACAAGAGATTATAGCTCGTTAATGAAAGCTATCGATAAGAAAAAAGGTAAATAATAATTGGCACGCCCAGAATACAAATATAATCCTATAGACTTAATACCAGATAAAGCAGTTGGTATTAAATTGCCATTTCAAGGCAAGAAAGGTTTATTTGACCTTTCATATACAACTGAAGAACAAGCTATATCAAACTTGAAAAATCTAGTATTAACGAGAAAAGGCGAACGATTAATGCATCCTAATTTTGGAACATCGATTTACGATGTATTATTCGAAAATATGTCAGAGGATTTTTTTATCGACGTAGAAGATAGTTTACGTGCGGATATAGAATTTTGGATGCCATACTTAATAATAGATGCTATCGAAGCTTCGCCATTACAATTTGGTGATGCTGCTGATTTTGAAAACGGTTTTAAAGTTTTAATAAGAGTTCGAGTAACAGAGAATGGAGCTAACCGTACTATTATAATAGCATTTGGTAATAGTCAAGCAACAATTTTAGAATAAGGATAAGTAATGTCAGACATAATTAAAAAGGATGTAAAGTATATTAATAAGGATTTCGGCCAATTTCGTCAGAATTTAATTAATTTTGCCAAAAATTACTTTCCTAACACATATAACGACTTTAACGAAACATCGCCAGGGATGATGTTTATAGAAATGGCGTCATATGTTGGCGATGTATTGTCATTCTATACCGATACGCAGTTCAAAGAAAGTTTATTAACATTAGTTGAAGAACCTGCTAATTTATATAATTTAGCACAAGCAATCGGTTATAAACCTAAATTGCGTACCGCTGCTACAGTTGATTTAGATTTTTTCCAATTGGTGCCATCTATAGGTACTGGACAAAATACTAAACCAGATTTTAAATATTGTTTAACAGTACCAGCTAATACGGTTGTAACTACAACAGATAACGTATCATTTAGAACTTTAGATGCTGTAGATTTTGCATTTAGCAGTAGTTTTAATGCAAGTGACATTACCGTGTATCAAATTGATGGTACAGGACAAATTACATATTACTTAATCAAAAAGAAAGTACAAGCGATAGCTGGTGAAATTAAAACAGCTACTTATACTTTCGGAGAACCAAAACCATACGATAAAATTGTTATAGATGATACTGACCTGGTATTAGAAATTATAGATGTAACAGATAATGACGGTAATGTGTGGTATGAGGTTCCATATTTAGCACAAGATATAGTACCAGTATCTATACCAAATACAACATTTTATGACCCAGACTTAGCGTCTAACAAAGGTTCAGCTCCATATATATTAAAGTATACAAAGACAGAAAAACGATTCGTTACACGTTTACGCGCAGATAATAAAATAGAATTGCAATTTGGAGCTGGTGTTAGTTCGGATGCGGACGAAGAAATTATTCCAGACCCAACCAGCGTTGGTTCAGGTTTATCTTATTTGGAACGAACAGCTGATTTAAGTATTGACCCAAGTAATTTCTTATATACTAAAACTTATGGACAAGCTCCCAGCGGCGTAACATTAACAGTGAGATATACAGTAGGTGGTGGTATTCCGTCAAATGTATCTTCTAATACAATTACTGTTATAAATGACCCTACAGTTGCAACTTTAGATACATTTGGTTTAAATAGTAGTACGGTATCATTTGTTAAAAGTTCATTAGCTGTTAATAATCCAATAGCAGCTTCGGGTGGTACCGAATTAAAAGACATCGAAGGATTACGTTTAGATGCTATTGCAAACTTTGCAGCGCAGAATAGAGCAGTAACAAAAGAAGATTATATAGTACGTTGTTTCAACATGCCAGGTAAATTTGGAGCAGTTGCTAAAGCGTACATCATACAAGATGACCAAATGGTAACTGGTACAGAAAATAAAATTGCCAATCCATTTGCATTAAACTT